ACCTATAAAAAAAGGAGGGAATCAACCCCTCCGATTTCTACTTAAATAAAAATTGAATATAAAGCGACAATAAAACAAGTACAACCGCAGATCCTGCGGCAATTTGTAATATTGCAAACATCACTTTACTCCAACGAGTTGTGCTAATTGTGCCTGATGGCGACGCTCTTCTTTTTGTTTTTGTTCTTTAATAAGTTGTAGGAAGTTAAGTTTCTTCACTTGTGTCCCTCCTTTACAAACTTAACACCACGATAGGTTTCGTTGTATTGTTGGGCTTGTTGTTGCATTTGCTGTTGGTATTCAATACGCTTTTGAGTATCGTATTCAACACCACGGTATACGACTTTCGACATTGGTTTTCTCCTTAGTTTTTTAGGTTAAAGAGCGTTCCTTCAGTCGGCGTTTGCGTTCGCTATTTGTAGATAGCGAATGAACGATCCGTTCCGCGTCGGCTTACTTCCGTCTGGATTTCCAGATGAACGATAGGAGTATTATACTCCCTTTCAGGGATATTTAGCAACAATTAGTTGTATAAAATGTTACAATTTTAAAAACCTTCGCGTGAGAAAATTTTGCCGGAAAATTTTCCTCCGATTTGGGAAATCACTTGCGCTTTTTGGTTTTGGGTGCTTGATATCCCCAGAGTCTAGGATTCACCCGTCCATCTGCCCATTCAATTTTTTTGAGTGCATCACCAAACTTATCCCAGTACATATCAAAGATATTAGACATCTTATTAGACCGAGTAATATCATAAGACATTTTTCCACCACGAACATAAGAAACCAAATGAGCATCACTAGGTAGTTGTGGATTCTTGGCGTCTATCTTATTGCAATTCTCTTGAATTACTTCACATCCATAACGAGACCTAGAAAGTTCTTTTTCGTGTGCCGACCAAACTTCATTTGTCTCCTTACTGGATGCCTCTTCTTTTTCTGTCGGCATCTTCTTTCGTGTAATATTTTTTTCCATTATAATAACTCCAATATATTATGTATTAGGAACGACCTCCCCAATGAATATCGGGATAAGCTTCTGAGACAATTTCTTTTGTGATTTTATATTTTGTTTGAAGTTGCTTATCTTTTATCAGACAAATAATCTCTGCTTCAAGAGGATGCAAACCTTCAAGAATACTAATGAACATTGATTCTCTACGAATGTTGTTCAGACCATCATTACCACCTTTAATAAAGTGATAAAAGTTCTTGAACTCTTTACGGATCGTCGTGCGTTGTTGAGTATCATTAATTCCCATTGAGAACGAACCCGTTTCGTGCATTCTACGAATATCTTCAGTAATCTTGGTGCTCAGAGACCCACTATAAGAAGTCTGCTCTGAGTATCCAGAATAAGGAACAGGTCCTTCTGGAACCATTGAAATAATACTCTCATCAAAATTCCAAATAAAAATTGCTTTGAGAGAAGGATGTTCATACTTCTTTAAAATCTCTACCTTTTTAGCACTTGAACGCTGTCTGGATACAAGGTCCAGAACTTCAAATGCAAAAGGATTTTTTGGTAAATCTGGAATGACTTCTGGAGTCTTAGCAACTTTTGGTGTTGCTGATTTTGTCGTAGATGTCTTTGCTCTACTCGTCGTCTTCGTCGTTGTCATAATTTTCGTCATCAAAATAATCTGGATTAAATGATATGGCTAGAACTTCATCAGGAATAACATTTCCATTGTGATCGTAGAATTCTGGATGTAACTTAGGAATTTCCCTATAATTCATCATATATTCTCTTGCTACCCAACCACCTATAAGTCCCACTATAAGAAACAATACTGTTAGAAAGGAACCAAATACTAGACTAACTGCTAACATTTCTTTTTCTCCGGGAAATTACTTTTCTTTTCCTTGATTTAAAGGAAAACTCAAAATAGATGGTTACCTCCCGATTTAGAAAGCAAACCATCTTCTCAAAGATGATATGAAAGGGTTGAGTCTGCTTTCTTTTTCCTCCATTAAGTATCAATTCAATACCACGATTGAAGTGGTCTTCCTTTTTATTTAGGTTCTTATCAGACAATTTGCTTCTCTTTGAGGAATTTGATGGTCTCAACAGAACCTCCTAACTTCTGGTCGTCACATACTACTTGAGGGAAGGTGGAACCTTCACCAAACTCAGAGTAAAACTCATCACGGGTAAAGTCTTCACCCAAAGTATACACTACAAAGTTACTATTTGTCAATTCAAGGACTTGTTTAACTTTATAACAATAAGGGCAATCTTCTTTCGAATAGACAGTAAAGTTCATTGTTTCTTATAATTTTATAATAATTTATAATAGAAAAAAAGAGGGCATAAAACCCTCTTTAGTAACCACCAACTCACCTCTTCACACCACCGAAGAGGGTCTTCATTCCCAAAGTTACAAGGATGTTGAAGACTTGTATATTATACGGGAGTTTTGAAAAAAAGTCAAGCAGTATGAATCTTTCTACTGTTTATATTATTTTGGCACATTTAGTAAGTGGGACTATAAGGTCTCAGCGGATCAACCATTCCTCAACGGAATCGCTGATGTCGCGCATCTTGATCCAGCGGTTGCCAGTAGGTTGCCCTTTACGAAGGCGGAGCTTGCCCATCAGACCGACGCAATCCCACTCTGGGCGTTGTTCGCGGGAAATGTATTCCGCATCTGGGTCATAGGCTGGATTCAGCTTGCGGCGCTGTTGAACGACCGTATTGCCATCTTCGTCTTCAACCTCGTAATCCTCAAGGATGTAGGTGCCGAACTCATCGCGCAGATACTTACCGCTCCACTTGTTCCAAGCTGCGTCACCGACAACGGATGGATTACCAGAAATCACGCCGATGGGATCTTCACCATCTTCAGCAGGTCGGATCTTTTCGCCGTCAAGCACAACACTGATACCACGGCGGTCGTCTTTGTCAGGGTTGCCATCGCTCCATTCAAAGTATTCAGCGTAGTCAGCACCGCCGCCGGTCCAAGTACCATCGCATAAACCAGTGCCATCTCCGCGAAGATTAAACTCTACATCTCCAAAATCACCGCTGAATAGTCTAATAAAGTTGTAAGCGGTATTGGCTGCTCTATTAGCATTAGCATATATCACAGTGCTTGCATACGAACCGTTTGTTGCGTATGCACTGATAACACCCGAACCGCTAGCTGCGTTTAAAACGGCAAGCTTATCGCCAGAATCAGCTTTACCCATTTCAATACTTCCGTCCGCCCGGATTCTCATTCGCTCTGTCGGGATGCTCGCTCCGGCGGCTGTTGTGGAAAATACGAGGCGCCCTGGCATACTGTTGACACCAACGGCACTATCTGCATAGCACTCAATTTCAGCGGCGCGAACAAATTTGGCGCCGTCATTGCCTTGATAAGTGAGTCCGCCAATGCGGTCACCACTCTGAACTATAGTGTTCCCGGTTCCACGAGAGCGCCCAAGAATAAAGCGTGGGCCATCAGCATCATTTGAGTTGCGTGTAACAGAAAGACTGCAATCCCCGGAGGTGCTTCCCTCTACTTGAAGCAACGGATTAACAACACCATCGAAGAACCCAGTCCGCGCAGTCATCACCCCAACCAACAATCTTCCGGAACTATCGATGCGAGCTCGTTCACTACTACCAGTACCTAGTGTTAATACATTAGTCGCAGGAGAAAATATAGAGGCACCAGTACCGACTGTAAGAGTACCACCAGTCGTTCTTAAATCAGAAATCGTCGTGATACCTGCGATTACAACACCAGTATTACTGAGAGTTACGGTGCCTAATCCACTTTGGTTTGTGATTGAATTTACACGAATTACTGATGACATTATGAGTTTTTTAGTTATTTATTAGCGAGTAAGACTATAAGGTCTCAAGGGCTGCAACTTTGGCTTCGAGGGCTTCGATCTTGGAGATGGCTTCCTGCAGCGCAGCGGTCAATAAAGGCACAACCTTAGAAAGATCAACCGTTTGATGCTCGGGATTGCCTTCCTCATCAACTGCGTCTTTTTCTCCGCATACAGCCTCAGGAACGACTTCTTGCAGTTCGTGAGCAATAAAACCACTGACTTGAGTGTCTGGATAATCGATGTAATTGTAGGTTGAAGGCTTAAGTAGTTGAACCTTTAACAAAGCACCTGCAAACGGTTCTACGTTTTCTTTTAGGCGATAATCAGAGTTCGATCCGTAATTAACGCCAGCACCACTAACCGCAATAGTTCCGTGATGAGTGCCAGTTCCCGTCTTAAATGAAATCCAGTTTGAGAGTCTATCTTGAATTACAAATCTAGCTACATTTGTTTGTACGGTAGCAATAGATACGCTTCCTAATGTATGAACAGGATCAGTACCTACAGTTGCATTTTCGGTTGTGCCTAGTCGTAACTCACCAGTATTAAGTATTGAAACTCGTACAGTCTGGCTGCCAAGTCCGTCTGCACAGGTCGAAAATACAAGACGCCCCGGATAATCATTTGCTCCGGCGTTTGCATCTGCTTCACATCCAATAACAGCAAATGTATTCCCGGCATTATCAGACCAGTTGATATTTCCTATTCCTTCTCCTGCGGTGATATTTCCGCCAGCGGCAGCTTCGCCTCTTTGGATTGAGATGTTACCACCAGCTGTCGAGTCTGGAATTTGTCCCTGAACGACAAGTCGTGAGAATGATCCGTTACTGCCTGTAGGACTTGTACTTGTCCCGATCAACAATCTGCCGGAGCTGTCAATACCAGCTCTTACTGACGCAGTACTAACATCAACAACACGAAGACTTGGTGTTGAAGTACTACCGAAAACATCAATATACCAAGCAGTTGCATTATCACTTGCTCTACCAAAACTTAACTGACCACCTTCATTGGTTGAATCAACTCTACCTGCTTTAATTTCTCCACCAACAACATCAAGTCTAATTCCTGATCCAGGATTTGTGGTTCCTACTCCAAGATTGCCAGAAACATAAGCACCACCAGTAACTTGAAGTGGTTGTGATGCGGTTCCTGTTGATGTTGCTGCACCAATGAATACTGGACCACTCGCAAAAGTAGATACACCACTTATATTAATATTTGCACCGCTACTTATATTAACTCCACTTACATTTACATTTCCCCCAGAAACACTCTGAAACGCTAAGGTATTTGCAATTGAAGTAATACTATTAATACCAGTAATACCTGTTGGGGTAATAATCGTCATTTTATCTCTCTCCCATCCTCATATTTATCAAACAACAACATAGTTACCATCAATCGTCAAAACTCCATTAATGCTTACAGGTCCAGCCATCAGACCATTAAAATTAGTTCCAATATAATGATTACCGTTCAGAGTATTATCCATTATTACCATACCATTCGAAACATAAAGTCCTTGAAATGAATTACCAGAACCAACTAGTCCAGAAGCACTTACGCTAACTGTACCAATTCCAGACCTTCCATCAACAATAAAATTACCATAAACTCTTGTGCCTGATTTAAGTTTAGCCATTTTTATGCCTGTGCCTCCGTCCAAGAAAGTCTTGTAGCAACATTGGTTGATGTGCTTGTTAAATTAGTTGCAACAATCGTGAGAGTATCTGGTCCATCTGGATAGATATTTAGATTACTTGTTGCTCCACCTCCACCAAGAACACAATTACCCAAGTCACGAACATTTGATAAATCAATGCTATTTGCACCACTACCAACAAAGAATCCTGCAGTAACTTCACCACCACTTACCTGAACACCTGTTGCTCCGCCCAAACCAGCATAATCTGCAATCTGTGCCAAACTAGAATTTTGAACACCAGCAACATCACCGACTGCATTTCTCCAAGTTGCTCCTACAGTTGGAGTTGAATTCAAATATGCTCTTACAAGAATATTAGAGTTTGTTGTAAGAGAGGTAAGATCAAGTTGACGAAGAACCAATTGCATTCTATTAATCAGTTCTCTTGAACCAAATGATGCTGCTACACCATTATCAACTGATGGTGCAACACGAATTGCAATTAGTGCTCTTGTTGAACCGTTAGCTCCTGCTGCTGCAAGAGTTGTAATACCAGTCTGTCCATATGTAAACACCAAAGATTTATCATCGTCAAATCGCCCATCCATAATCACACTCGTTCCCCAGTGAGAGATAGAAGGTCCATAAGTTGGGAATGCAAGTTCAACAGCAACTGGGTCCGTGGCAGAGAAAGTAAATGCCTGACCTGTTGTTGCTCCCATAGCAACTGCAGCAACTGTTGGGTTTGCTGATGTTGCTGCCTGACTTAAATAAACAGTTCCAACACCAATATTACTTATATAAGTGCCATCAGGAATACCAGTACTACTAATAATCCGTTGTCCAATTTGTAGGTTTGTGGTGGTTGCAGTTGCCACATTCGAACCAGAAGCAACTGTAAGTGCAAGAGAAGCACTACCAAGTCTTCCTCTTGTAACTCCAGTAAATGCAGTCGTACCAATACCAGTATAATTTACATACTCATAAGTTTCTGAATTTCTGATCACCAATGTTCCAGCAGTTGGGAATCCTGCAGTACTTGCAACACCTACAAAAGTATGAGATGCTGCTACACTATTGTTAATTTGAGTTGTTGGAGGTCTGCTTTCAGTTTCATATCGTGCTGGTAAGTTTCCAGAACGCATATATGCTTCTGTGTTTACATTATTATTCGGTACTTTATGGCAGCAAATTACATCACCAGTTGGACCTCTAAATCCCCAACGAATAAATCCAGCACCATACCAAGAATAATCGATATAGAACATCTGCATCTTGGTGAGGTCAATATTAAATCCAGAAGGACCACTACCATCACACTTATCAATATTCCAGGATGATTGTGGGTATTTTGTATCTATTGTTTCTGAAATAATTACATACTGAGCAGTTGCTCCTCTATAAGAAGGAGAAATCGTCATCGAAGTATCACTTGCAATATCAACAACACGATATGACTGCCCACGAAGAACAATAAAATCTCCAATACTCAGTTGTTTTGCAAATGCAGTTGGGAATGTTGCATTCGTTTGAGTTACAGTATTGCTTCCGTTTGTGACACTCACCTTTCCTGCAAGTTGGAAAGTGGAACTTCTACGAACCGCAGAAAGTGTTTGACCGTCATATTCAAAAAATACTCCATTTTGAGAATCAAATGCACCAAGACGATTGATACTTCCATACCAACTTGAAACAGAACAACTATAATTTCCTGATGCAACGGTAGATCCAAGTCCTGCCGTTGAGGTGACTTGGAAAGAATTATATCCAGTTACAGAATTTACTGCATAAGTTCCATTGTATCCAGTTTCGTTTGCTCCAGAAATTGTAATTGTGGTTCCGGGAACTGCTGCCTGAATATTATGCTGCTCTTTTGTTTGAACTGTAATTGTGCTTCCGATGCTAGTTCCAGAGGCAGTTAATGAATCAAGTTGAAGATTTGGTTCAAGGCAAGTACCAGAACTAATTTGAATACCTTTACCAGATTGATAACGGAAGTATCTTCTTGTTTGACGAATTGCCGTTTCGAAATTGGAAGTTGCATTATTTGAGAAAATTACACCACCATCAAATGGACGATGTAAGAATTGTCCTGCAGGTCTTACATACACTAAACCACCAGTTGGGTTTGCTGCTGGTGCGGTATTTACATAATAAGTAAAGGTTCTTGAACTTGTAATACCAGCAACAAAGTATGAACCATTTACATTTATCTGGGATGTTCCAACAATTGCAACTTGATTTCCAATTGCAAGACCGTGTGGAACTGTTGTGCTTACAGTGACTGCAGTTCCAACATTCCAATTAAATGTTGGAGCTCCACCGATTGGGGCATTGCTATAAGTAGTTCCACTAAAGATACCAGTTTTATTTGAGTCAAAAATTTGAGTAACTGTTCCAGTATTGGTTGCTCTTGCAGTATAAGTAAAGTTTGTTCTACCAGCACCAACAGATTCTACAAGGAAGTTTCCGTTTGCAATATTCAAATAAGTATCTTGAACCGTAATTGCTGTTCCGATTCCAGGAACTGATGTTGTTCCACTTGCACCAACTACAACCGTAACTGTTCTTGAATTGGTAGGTAATGTGATTGTACCAATTCCAGTTATACCAACAGAAGAGGGAAAAGCAAAAGGGCGGTTGTTAATTAATGCAACATTTTCCCACTTTGTTACTTGAGTACCATACTCAAAGTCAGTATCAATTAGTGCTTGAGGTTGTGAGGTACGAAGTTTATTTACAGGGTCTTGGAGTTCTTCAGAAGGAGTAAATGTTTCGGTGTAATCATCTATAATAATTTGAAGTTTATCAGTACTACTCATTCCAGTAGTATTATAATTCAATACGACTGTGGTTGTATTCGTACCACCAGAAGTTGAAACAGTGTAAGTATTTGCCTTTAGGTTTGCGTCAGAGAAATTATAGATTACCGTGTTCGTCGTTACATTAGTAATCAATACTAATCGTTCTCTCGGTATAACACGAGGAATGACGATAGTATTTGTGGAAGGGGTAAATGTATATCCAGTTTCCAGTATTGCCTTTCTTGCCATAATTAATGAATACCTTTGTTATATTTATTAGAGTAGAAATAAGAGGTCATAATCCAAACCTATGTTTTAGAGCATTGTAATTTTGAGTGATTTCATTGTCAGTTAATGCCCTATTATACATTTTAAGTGCTGCAATATTTACATCAGAATGCCAACTGAAACTACTATTATAATTTGCAGTAGCAAGACGCAATGTATTACTTGTGGGAGTACCAGTACCAAGAACATTGATTGTTCCAGTATTTTGTAATGCCCCATTTAAATAAAGTTTAAGTTCAGTACCACTTCTTCTTGCAACAATTTGATTCCAAGTTCCAACAGAGGAATTTGAAAATGACAATGTATAAGCAGCATTTGCATTACTTCCATCTTTACCCCATATTGAATATGTAAATGATGTAGCATCATAATAAAACATAGAGTGAAATCCAGTGTATACGACTAATGCACTTACACCTTCAGTTCCATCATAATTTGTTGGATTTCTGTTATTTGATCTAAACCATACTTCGGTGGTATGGTCATTATGCAAATATGTTAGTGCTGATAAACTTCCAGTAGTTGTAGTTGTAGCATATCCACCATCTTCTGGAGTTGGAGATGTGGTTCTTGTAAATAAAATTGAACCATTATTAGAAGAACTATAAGAATAATATGTTGGATTTGTTAGTGTGAAATTAGTTGCTCCACCACTCAAATCAGTCCAAGTAGTTCCAGAACCATTGTAAGAAGCATTCATCCCTGCATCTAGATCTAAAACTAATCCTGTTCTTACAATATCTCTAAAATCAGTAATTTCATCAATCTCATTATAAACAATCACCGACTTATCAGTATTTTGTCTCATATATCTTCCTTGCCCTGCACCGAATAAAGTTCCACCAAATTCATCATATACAAGGTCATAAGGAGCAAAGACATTTGCAGAAAGAAAAGTAGTAAAACCAACATTCTCATCAAATCCAGAACTATAATATGTTCCAAGTCCTGTGATGTTTGTGTTTGTTGTTGATGCAAGAACTCTATTGATTGCTGTGGTTGTTGTTGGTGTGTAATCTGTTGCTACTGAACCTACTTCTAATTGTGCTCCCCAGATATAAACTCCTGATGTTCCGTCTCCTGTATATTGTGTTGTAGAACCATTATGTATTATAATGTTTGGTATATTGTTTGCATTTACAGTACCCTTTGTTGCAGTTAAAACGCATCTATACCATCCGTTTGGATATGTTATTGCTGTCCCCAATATTGCAGTATAATCTGCATTTGCAGAACCAGTAAATATAACTGCACCATTAGATAAATTAAAAGTTGCTTGTGCTACGGCATTTAAAAAATTGGAAAGTTGTAATGAAACATAACCTCTTTCTGCTGGTTTTGCAAATACACTAAAAGTTAAAGTTTCATTAGAACCATTTCTTGAAACATAAGCACTATGCTCTACATTAGATGCAGTATTTTCAACTAATTTATCTGCACTATTAGTTCCATTAGGTGCAGTCGTTGCTGATGTATTTGCAATAATACTTGCATTACCTTTAGTCCAATAAGCATTATCAAACTGCTCACTATAAGTAAGCAAGTTCTCACTCATAGAGTAGTCATCAAACTCTGCTGCGAGCATTGATGCATATTGATCTAATCTTCCTACAACACCCATAATCTTATCCTGCTACAAAATCTAAACTATTTGCAGTTGAGTTGTACTGTATGTAGAAGTTTGTTGTTCCTGCAGTTCCACCGAATCTCATTTTGTTTGTGGAAGTTACTCTTGCATCACCAGCAATGTCTGCTGTGAATGAAGGACTTAAAGTATTAATACCTACTCTATTATTTGTTGCATCAACATAAAGTGTTCCACTATCTACAGTAAAGTTACTTGTAACCGTAGCAACACCAGAAATTAAGGCATTTCCTTGAACCGTAAGAGTAGATGTTGGCGTTGTGGTTCCTATACCAACATTGCCAGAGTTATTAATTCTAATAACATCATTATTATTTGCACCTAATGCAAGTTGAACTGATGTTACACCTCTAATTGAAGATACAAGATTTGAATGAGTAATTGTAAGATCGCCCTGTGCAAGTTGGACAAATCTTGCACTTCCACCTTGAACTTCAAATTTAAAGGAAGTATTTGTATTACCAACTCCAAGATTACCACCAATATAAACACTTGAATTAATACCAGCAACTTGAAGAACTTGACCTGATGTTCCTGTTGATGTTGCTGCTCCAATAATAACAGGTCCAGAAGAAACTTGAAGTTGTCCTACTGGATTTGTGGTTCCGATGCCGACATTACCACTTGCAGTTATTCTAAGCTTTTCACTTGTAAGAATAGAACTATCATTAGAAGCACCATTTCTACCTACATTAATTGAAAAATATTCAGTGCCCCAAACTCCAGTCGAGAATCCACCAACTAAATCAACAGCTCTTCTTGGACCTAAATCTGCAGGAAAATTAGCAAAAGTAGGATAGAAAGAATAAACACCAATCTCACCACTTGTTAGACCCATTCCAGCAGCAGCAAATTGAGCTGAATTTGCACTTGCAGCATTTGTTGATAATCCTGCAATAACTCCCGGAAATACATTTGCAGAAAAGAAAGGCGAAGAAGTTGCTCTTATTGCAGTAGATCCAGAAGTTGAAGAATACGCATCAATCCTTGACGATGGATTCGTCACACCAACTCCAAGATTACCAGATACATAACCACCACCAGTAACTTGAAGTCTTTGTGATGCTGTTCCTGTTGATGTTGCTGCACCTATGAGAAAATTTCCACTAGGAGTAAATCTTGCCCACTCATTATTTGCAAATATATTTGTAAAAACAATAGGTGCTGATGAGCCAGAGGTTGCTGTTATACCTGATTGGATATAAGTAGCACCTCCTACACCAACTAATCTTAAAAGGGCATCACCAGAAACTCCATGATAGGAAGAATTGTTAATATGAAGTTGCGATGATGCTGATAATGGATTTGTGGTTCCTATGCCAACGCTACCACTTACATAAACACCACCAGATACTTGAAGTAATTGTGATGCTGTTCCTGTTGAAGTTGTAGTTCCAACTAAAAGTTCGCCAGATGCATTAAGCATCATTTGATCACCATTACCTGATCTAAATCTTATATTATTGCCAGTTGGACGATTTATGTAAAGAGTTTGGTCCGATGCCGATGAAAGAATATTATACTGACTGCTAACCGTACTATTGTTTAGTGTAATTCCATTATATCCAGAAAAAACTTCACCAATTCTTACAAATCCATTTCCACCCTGAACATCAAGTTTTGCTGTTGGATTTGTTGAACCAATACCAACACTACCACTGACATAAGCACCACCAGATACTTGAAGTAATTGTGATGCTGTTCCTGTTGAAGTTGTAGTTCCTACAAGAATGTTACCTATATTATCAATTCTTGCTTTTTCCGAAACTACATCTGAATTTCTTGTTGAAAATGCTAATACAGAATTAACCCAGTTAGAACCTAAAGGTATTGCATCAACTGTAACTACTCTTTTTCCAGTTCCTGCAGTATCGTAAGCAAAAAATTCATATCCAACAAATTTCGTAACATTATTTGCAGTACTTGTATTAGTAGCACGAATTGGATAATCTCCAGAACTATTATTTGTAGCAGATTCTAATTTTGATGCTGGATTTGTAACACCAACTCCAAGATTACCGGAAACATAAGCGCCACCACCATAAACTTGTAATATCTGCCCTGCTGTTCCGCTATCAACAAATGTAGAACCTATGCCAACCTTATCAACACTTACATATGCCTTATCCTGGAACGCAAGGTTCCCCAACATACTATTGAGTGGGACCTGATTAGGATTTGTGCCAAATAAGTTTGCCATCTACTTATTATCCGAAAATGCGATAAGGTGTCTTGGGATTATCAATCACAAAGTCCTTTAAAGTTTCTGCAATATCACCACTTAATATTCTTACATTGATATGCCAATCATCAAGTTTTACAGGTTCTTCAATTGTAATCATCTCACCAGATTCATTTGGTTCCCACTTACCACCTTTGTAAATGGTTCCAACCTCATCGACACAATACTGGTGAGTTGCTGAAATGATAAACTCTTTTCCTTCTTCATCAGCAGAAGTATATCCAGCATCTTTGAGTGCGGCGAATGCTTCTTCTTGTGATGAAAACTTTAAGTAATAGTCAAGCATAATATGTTTTATTAGTATTTATGAGTATATCAACTCGTTAAGTTGAGTAATTGTTGATTGGTGATTTGGATTGGGTAATAAGTTATTCTTCTTATGTGTCCATTTAATCTATCAACAGTAGAACCATTTCCTCCTATTTCCATAAAACTCAAACTTGATGGAAGGTTTTTAGTAGATAAACCTTTTGAAACTACTTTACCATCAAAATAATAATTAAATTCACCAAACTTATAAGTGCCTGCAAATTTCTTATAAACTCCAGATGTATTGGTTGGTCCTGTTGCTTCTATTAAATTTGCTGCTCCAACTCCTGCTCCAGGAGCATCAGCAAAATTCCTAACTAACCAAAGAACATAAGGAGTATTTGTATTATAATAAAAGAATTGAATGGTATTACCAGAACCAGCACCCCTTGTAAAACCAATTGCAGGAAATTTATTAACTGTTTGATATGGTATTTCACTATCCACACATAAAGTTCCTTCTGTGGAATTAAAGAAGTTTGAGAAGTTAGTTCCAGATATATTTGCAGTATCAGCACTTCTTGTGACTGTGGAACCTGATGTTGGTATATAAGATGTTGGAAATGAACCTGCTTCTAATTGTGCTCCCCAGATATAGATGCCTGATGTTCCGTCTCCCGTATAAACAGCAGAACCACTATTATTAACTGTTGAAATTGTTGGATAATTATTTGTATTTACACTTCCCTTAGTAGCAGTTAAAATACATCTATACCAACCATTTGGATATGCTATCATCGATGCCGAAATGTTACTATAATCGGCATTACTTGAATTTGGACTTCCAGCAGTTCCAGTGGATAAATTATAAACTACTTGTGCTGTAGCATTTACACTATTAGACAACTGTAAAAAAACTCGTGTTCTTTCTGCTGCCTTACAAAAAACACTAAAAGTTACTGTTTCGTTACTTCCAGTTCTTGTTTTTAAAACAAAATGTTGTGCATTTGCAGTGTCTTCTACCAGTTTCTCTGCTGTTATAAGTCCATCTGGTGATGCAATCTGATTTGTTGATATAGAGGAACTTACTTTAATCCAAGAAGCATCACTAAAATCCTCACTATAAGTCAATAAGTTCTGCCTACTCTCCTCAATCAACAATCCTAAACTTTGCCCTGAAATTGGATCGTGGTCGAATCTTGGTTCATTTGCAATAGCAGTTTTCATAAGACCATCAGGACCAAAATAAGTTCCAGTGCTTCCGCGAGTGAATGTAATGCGTGGGTCTAACTTTTTCGCAAGAGCAAATCTCAAATCCAAAGATGGGCGAACATTTGGAAAGTCTGTGTTTTGTGATTGTTTTTGAAGAGAAAGTATAGACATCTTACTGTGTGAGTAGGACTAATTGATTATCTTTAAGTCTTCTTGGATAATATGTGAGACGACTTATGGTTCCGTTGAGATAATTGTTTGCTGGTGTTCCAATAACATTATTCCATCCTATAAGTAATCTATTTACAGTTACACCAGAATTAAATGATGTTACATTTCCAGAAAATTTAGCATTAGAACAAGACAATATTGTGTTAGTTGTTGAAGGTAAAATAATAGAACAATTTTTTAACTTTGTTACATCTATACCAGTTACATCACCGATACTTGTTCCAGAACTTGAAGTATTTGGTCCTCTTACTGCTAATCTGGAAGATGATGATGTGCTTGTATGATATAATGAATAACCATTTGCATAAGAACCATTATCCAAAGTCCAAGAACCAGTAGCTTCTGCTGTTAATGCTCTCGTGATACTTATATTTGAATAAATCGTCCCCTCACTAGAATTATACCAACTTGAGAAGTTTGTTCCAGTCATAGAAGCAAGGTCAGCAGAACGAGTAACTGTGGATGCTGTTGTTGGTATGTATGAGGTTGGAAATGCTCCTGTTTCTAATTGAGCACCCCATATTGCAATTTGTGCTGTATTATTTTGATCGGCAATAAAAAACATACTAACACCAGTTTGAGCAGTCACATTAGTAAATGTTGTACTAAATCTTTTCCATTCTGTTGTTAAGTTGTTATTGTAACTTACTGTCGATCTGGTAAGAGCAGTTCCATTATGATATGATGCAGAAATTATAGTTCCTGTAGTTGGAACACTTCCTGTACCTGCGATTAGTTTTACCCAAACAGAACAAGTATAAGTTGTGTTTGCACTTAAATTTACAGATTGATTTACAAATTCATTAGCACTACTTCCATTACCAGAAAAATAAACTGCAGTATTTGTTCCATCAGGTGCTGCTGTTACCCCAATTCTTGTAGTATTTGCGCCTTTGCCCCAAGGAGAAACCAAATTGTCAGGAGAATTTGATTGTAATAATAAGTTTTGCCTACTCTCCTCAATCAATAAACCCTTACACTCACCAGTCACAGGGTCATAATCAAATCTTGGTTGATTTGCAGCAACAGATTCAATCAAACGATTACGATTGACACGAGTTGCAGTGCTTCCTCTGGTGAATGTAATATGATTGTCTAATACTTCTTGTGTGAAATCCAAGTCTAAACTTGGACGGCAGATTGGATAATCTAAATCAACATCGGATTTGTAGGTAAGTATTTTAGTCATAATACTAACTCGTTATATATTGTAATTGTGATGGTGAAAGTGTTTTTGGATAATATGTGAGACGACTTATGGTTCCATTCCAAGGATTTGCAAATCCATTAGAAGAACCTATATTCATCCTATCTACTGTTGGGAGCAATACAGAATTATCAGTAGCAGTTAAAGTCCCATTAACACAAAATTTTGAATTATTTGTTGAAAATGTATGTATAGATTTAAATAAATTTGTTGTAGATAGATTTACAAAAGCATACACAGTTTGAAGAATTCCCCCTTTAATTATCCCATAATTTGTAAATTCAGTGCTTGCATCAACACCATATACTAGATAACGATTATTTGCTGTGCCGTCATTTATTGCATAAAGATTTGGATATCCAGAAAAATTACCACCATATCCTCTTCTTGCTGCTACAAATATTGTCCCCTCACTTTGATTGAACCAACTTGAGAAGTTAGTTCCAGTCATAGAAGCAAGGTCAGCAGAACGAGTAACTGTGGATGCTGTTGTTGGTATATAAGAAGTTGGAAATGCTCCTGCTTCTACTTGCATTCCATAGATGTAAAATCCAGAACTTCCATCACCTTGATATAAAGAATTTGAACCAGTCCTATCCATTAAAAATATTTGCGCCCCTTCACTTGTTGTCGTTGCAGTCCAAACGACATAAATTCTATACCAACCATTTGGATAAGGTATTACTCCACAAGTTCCAGTCGATGATAAAATTGAACCATTTATTAAATTTATAATGATGGTATTATTTACTCCAACTTTTAATCTTCCATACAACTTACTTCCAGAATATTTTACAAACACAGAACCACAATAAGTTGTTCCTATGACTGCAGTAATATTTTGGGTGTAAAGTTTAAAGGATAATGTAGTTTTTTCAAATATTAAACTTGCGTTTGTAGTTCCATCAGGTGAAACAGCAGCACTTGCAGTTATTCCATAGTTTGTATCACCACTACCAAAAGAATTGCTACTTGTAAGTAAATTTGCTCTACTTTCCTCAATCAAAAGTCCTCTACACTCACCACTAATCGGATCATAATCAAATCTTGGTTGATTTGCTGGTGCCGTTTCAATCAATCCATTCTTATTCACAAAAGTTCCAATTGAACCCCGAGTGAATGTAATGCGTGGATCTAAACTTTGTGAGTTTGCAAAGTCTAGATTAAGTGTTGGCGCTGTGACTGGTACATCTAAATCAGCACTCTGTAGTCCGTCTCTTATGATGCTCATACTGTAATTGCCTGTCTTGCAACTTTAATGTTGTTGTTTGGATAGGTTGGTGTGAATAGTAGTCTTGCATTCGCACCAGAAATATCAGCAGCAAAAGTTCCAAGAATATCATCATTTGCAATCGTTGCATACTCAACAAAATCCGCAGTCGTTCCATTTTGAAGAACCATCAAATCACTGACTTGATGATTTGTTGAAACACCACTGATTGCATTTGTATAAGCGACTTGACCACCATCTCTAGCACTATTGCGGAAGAAACCAATTGAGAGTGAACTTCCAGTAGTGAATGTTGTTCCAACACCAACAGCAGATCCAAGAGTAAATGTAGTGGTGGTTGGAACAGTTACAACATAATAATCCGTGCCAGCAGTCAATCCATTAGAAGTTGAAGAAACTCTAACGACATCACTGACTCCAATACCGTGTGCTGTGAGTGATGTGAATGTAGAAACCCCAACAGAACCAGTGATTGTTGTAATCGTATTTGTTAAATCAGATCTAGTGATTGAAAGAACTGATGCAGTCGAATAGTTAGAACCAGAGTAATATGTGGTTCCACCAGTTCCTGTGGTTGGTTGTTGGAGCAGTGTAGAACTTGTGATGACACCATCAAAGATGGTCGCAAGTCCTACGGCACCAGTTCCAGTTCCACCCAAGAATGTAAAAGATGTGGTTCCAGTTCCTGTAGTCGCATTATAATATCCGGTATAACCGATGCCAGCAGAAGACAAAGTGAGTCCCGTAATTCTTCCTGTTGGTGAAGCAGTAGAAGCAACAGAAACTTGAAGTCCTGAACCACCTGATGCAGTTAGAACATCACCAGTAACATAACCAGAACCACCAGTTGTTCCAAGACCAATTTGTCCTACAGTTCCATTTGAAACGACCAGAGTTCCTTGTGCTGCTGAACCATTACCAGAAGAGGTTGTGAAGGTTACATTGTATGTTCCTGCAGTATATCCTCTTCCACCAGTTGTGATGCCACCCAAGACTGATATTTGACCAGGGCAGGTGATTTGTGCCTGATATTTTGCAGAGCGGAATGTTGTAATTCCAAAACTATCGACTGCGACTTGTGAGGTAGTTGTGGTTGTTGTGTTTGTGGTTTCAAATGCCAGTGCATCTTTGACTTGGAGAGTTGATTGAGGGTTTGTGGTTCCGATTCCAACAGAACCAGTTGTATTTCTTACAACAAAATATGGTGAATTTGTGAAATTAGTACTATCACCAATACCCCAGAAAGTAGCACCTGTTGATATACCAGCGTGCATTGTTCCTGAACTATTTTGATATCTAATATAACTTTCACCTGTGGAATTTCTTTCTAAAATAAATCCAATTGCAGAACCACCAGTCAAATGCAGTAATGCTGATGGGTTTGTTCTACCAACTCCAAGATTACCAGAAACATAAGCACCACCAGTATTTACTTGAAGTTGTTGTGATGCAGTTCCTGTCGATGCCCCAGTTCCAATTATTACTGGAAAGTTTGCAAAAACACTATTTCCAGATGTTTGGATATTAAATACATTAGAACTTAGAGCAGTGCTATAAAAAGTTAAATCTTTTGTTCCGTTTCCTTGTGTATCAGTTACTATTTGCCAATCTGGACTTGGAGCTCCTATTGTCCCACCAAGACCAATTGCTGCTCTTCGTGAAGTTGCGTGTAAAGTTGAAAGAACCTGAAGACTAATAGGAAACTGTGCTGTTTCTCCAGCAATAACTAATTTATTTCCTGGATTCGTAGCACCAACTCCAAGATTACCAGAAACATAAGCACCACCACCAACTTGAAGATATTGATTTGCAGTTCCAGTTCCCTGTGTAGTTCCAATACCAACAAATACTGTTGTAGCATTTGTTAAGTTTCTGGTTTGAAGATAAATTGGTCTGGACTGTCCTGTTTTTGCAACATTAATATAACCAGCATCAATATTATCATCATATCCCATCCACATAGTTCTTCCAGTATTTCCAGAAGAAAGTGCAAATGCGTGTGCTCCAGCTTCACCAGCAGTAGAAGGATTTGTTCCTGATTGTGTTACAAAAAGTCTAGATGTTGGATTTGTTGTTCCTATACCAACAAAACCAGAAACATAAGCACCACCAGTAACTTGAAGTGTTTGTGATGCGGTTCCTGTAAGACTTGTAGAACCAATGACTAACTCACCACTGCCTTTGAGGTCTGCGAGTTGTGTGGTTCCTGCATACCATTTGAATTGTGTAAATGAATTAGGAACAGAAGACCACAAGGTATTAGTATCAACACCAAATGCAAAATCAACATCAGAACCACTAATATTAGGATATAAAACTATCTTGGTTCCTGCACTTCTTGTTGTAAATGAGGGGGCAGCAACACCATTAGTATTAAAGTCAATTCGGTTTCCGGTCGCACCATTCAGGTATATTTGACCTCCACCAGTTGTTGTTGAGTTTGCTCCGTTCAGGGTAAGTCTTGCAGAGGTTGTGATACCAGCATTCCAGATACTGGTTGCCGTTAAGAAACCAACTGTTGAGACGCCAGAATTAACTTGAAGTCCTTGTGTTTGAAGAATACCAAAGACTGTTGCACCGTATCCAGTGGTTTCAAATTCTTTAGAGTTGTCGTAATAGAGTTCTACTGAACCATTTGTATTAAATACGGCAAGTAATTCACTAAAAGCAGCATTGTATAATATTATGCCATTACTTCCAGCAATAGCTAAATTTCCAGTTCCAGAATCACTAATTATACTGTTGGACCCATCGTGATAAATCTGCAGATCATTACTATCACCTAAAAGAATTTTATCATTATCACCAAGATTCACATTACTTTGGAATGTAGAAACACCAGATACTTGAAGTTGAGTTAATGTTCCAACAGAAGTCAGTGAAGAATTAACAACAGTAGTTCCAAGTGTCGTGGAACTTAATACATTAGTTCCTCCGATTTCATAAACTTTTCCAGATGCAAGGTTCCAATCTTCGCTTGAAGTAAGAGCACCTGCAGTATTATTCCAAGTGATTGTCTTACGGATATTCGTAGAACCAATGCCAATACCAGCACCATCAAGAAGTGAATTAGTCCCTACAGTAGTTGCAATGCCAACATTAAAATCTGCAAGTTCAATTGTAGTGGAATTAACAATAAATTGAGTTCCATCTACATATAAATCACCTTTGATTCTTACGGCACCCGTGTTGTCACCAACTGCTGCTGGGTCAATGATAAGTTCTGCTGGACCATAAATTGCACCAGTGAGTTTTATGTTTCCTCCAACATCAAGTCTTTCTGTCGGTGCTGTTGAACCGATACCAACTAATCCAGAAGGTGTCCAAGATATAGCATCTGTATTTACAGTATCACTAGAAGTTCTAGATCCAATTGCTCCAGTATCAGATCCATCACTTCCTCTCAAATAAACAAATCTACTGCCAACAGAACTATATGCTCTTAAAGAACCAGTTGCTTGAATATTTCCAGAAACTTCAAATTTTTGTCCTGGATTTGTAACGCCAACTCCAAGATTACCAGAAACATAAGCACCTAATGGAGTTGATGCAGTTCCTACTTGAAGTCTTTGTGATGCTGTTCCTGTTGATGTTGCAGAACCAACTAGGAATGTTCCATTAGCATCTATTCTTCCTCTATCATTCGCACCACCAGTGAAGAATATAATACCTCTACCAGGATCTGAACGAACTGCAAGGTCTGTTCCAGAACCTCCCAATACATTAGCAAGTCCAACTCCACCCAAAAAAGCAGCACCATTCCAGAAAGCTAGAGCACCAGATGCACTATCAATTCTGATATTATTACCAAGAACATGGAGTTTGTCTGATGGATTTGTGGTTCCTACACCAACAGCACCAGCAGCAGTCACAACAAAAGGACTTGCATCAGGATTTGTTTCATCCTCAACTACAAGAGCATTACCAGTTCCTAGTTGAGTAATACGAACCATATCTGCTGATGTGGTTCCAGAGAAGAGTCCAGCAATACCAGTCGATGTTGGAACTACATTTAAAGTTGCTCCTGGATTTGTGGTTCCTACACCGACAGAACCAGAAACATAAGTATTTCCTTGAACATTAAATTTTGCAAATGTTGCTGAAGTTCCAATACCAATATTCCCATTTGTATCCAAATAAAGTTGATATGGATTGTTAAATGTTAGACCAGAACCACTAACATTTGTTTCAATTCTTATTGGTTTTGCAATACCGCCAGGAGCATACGAACTATCAATTCTAAATTCTGTTGATGATGAAACAATTCTTATATTGTCCCAAGCATTTGTATTTTGAAAATAATCATTACCAAAAAATTCAAATTGAGCATTTCCTGTTCCGTTTGGAAGTACTCTTAAAGTTGTTGAACCATTTGTCTGAGAATTTCTAAATGTGGGACTTCCTGAATTTGTGCCCGTTCCAAATGCAAAAAAGTCTAGATCACCAAGACGAATTCCTCCAGATTGCGTCCCTACACCTGCAATATGTAAAGATTTTTGGGGATTTGTGGTTCCAATGCCAACAGCACCAGAAGCAGTAACAACAAAAGGTGTTGAATCTGGACTTGTTTCATCTTCAACTACAAGAGCATTACCTGAACCAGTTTGAGTGATTCTTAATACATCAGAAGAACTATTAACTGATATTGTTGAAATACCAGAAACATTTAGTTGCTGAGATTGTAAAGTTCCAAAGACCGTTGCACCGTATCCAGTGGTTTCAAATTTTTTAGAGTTGTCGTAATAGAGTTCTACTGCAGCATTATTTAAAAATCTTGCTCTTACTTCAGTAATTGCAGAATTGTAAATATCAACTGCATTATCTCCTGCTAAAACAAGATTTCCAGTTCCAACATCTTTAATGACACTATTAGCGCCATCATGAAGTATCTGCAAATCATTACTATCACCAAGATTCAAACTATCATTATCACCAAAGTAAGCAGAAGTTCCAAAACTTACGGCACCTGTGAATGTGGTGATACCAAGTGTAGAAACACCAGAAATATTAAGTTGCTGTGCTGTTAAATTAGTGGCACTAGTAACACCTAAAGTGCTTATACCAGTAACATTCAGATCAGCAAAAGTATTCGGAGCATTCTGGATTGCTGCTTCAATCGTTGCAGTCGTTGTTGCATCCAGAGAGGCAATATTTTGGAGTTGTCTTGCAGAACTAACAACTTGCGTATTACCGATGCTTACGGAAGTTACAGTTGCAATACCAGCATTAACTATATTTCTACTATCATCGATAATAGTAGAACCTATGATTTTTATTGCCATTTACCGTCTTCGTGTTTCCACTGGGTATTTTGTATTATTTAGTTGACCTTTTTCTTCAGTTCATCAATCTCTTCTTGCTGTTTCTTCACACATTCAATCAACAGACCAATCAATCCATTATAGTTTACTGTCTTAGTTTCTTCACCGTGAACCAGTTCTGGTAGGACTTTTTCAATCTCTTGTGCGATAACACCAGCAGAATTACGATTGCCTTCCTTCCAATTAAATGTCACACCACGAATCTGCATTACCTTTTCAAGTGGGTCTGCAATTTGACTAATGTTTGTTTTGAGATTTATATCAGAGAGTGAATCAAAGTCAGTAGAAGTTGTGACTCCAGTAATATAAGCATTACCCTGAACTGTAAGTGTTGATGTTGGATTTGTGGTTCCAATACCAATAGAACCAGAAACATAAGCACCACCAGTGACTTGAAGAGTTTGAGATGCGGTTCCTGTTGAAGTTGCTGCACCTATTAATAATTCTCCTGATGGTTGAATTACTGCTTTTGTTGTTCCTGTAATTCTAAAAAATATACTTTCCTGCTGAGAAGCATCAAATACTAATGGTTTTGCATTTATAAATGTAGATTCACTATAAACAAAGTTGCCGGAACTAGTTCCATAAAGTTTTATTCCTGCATTATTATTACTATCTCTCCTAGCAAAAATTGCTGGACCTACTGTTGTTCCATCACCAATAAAAGTTGAAACTCCAGAAACTAATACATTACCTTGAACTGTAAGTGTTGATGTTGGATTTGTGGTTCCTATACCAACTCTACCAGTACCAGTAACTACAAAAGGTGTTGAATCTGGATTTGTTTCATCTTCAACGACCAGAACATTACCAGAACCAGTTTGAGTAATTCTTAATGCATCAGAAGAACTATTTGCGACTATTGTAGAAATACCTGTTACATTAAGTTGCTGAGATTGTAGAGTTCCAAAGACTGTGGCACCGTATCCAGTGGTTTCAAATTTTTTAGAGTTGTCGTAATAGAGTTCTACTGCAGCATTATTTAAAAATCTTGCTGCAGTTTCCGTATCATTGACTCGTATAACTACATTTGACCAGTTTGATATACTCAATAAACCAGTATTATCTGTATATCCTATTCCAGCAGTAAATGCACCATCAACGACTCTGTATAATGTAGTTGGACCAAAAGCATCAATTACAAATCCACCAGATGATGTAGTAACATCGTTAACATCTAGTCCACTACCAATAGATACATTTCCAGCAATTCCTACACCTCCACTCAGTTGAACGGAACCAGTATTTACATTTCCAAGTGTATTTGCAGTGGTATCAGTAAATGTTGAAATTCCAGTTACTAGTAAATCAGTAATAGTTGAAATTCCTGATATATTCAATTGCTGTGCTGTTAGGTCAGTAGCACTAGTGATTCCAAGAGTGCTTATACCAGTAGAATTAATATTAGTGAAATTAGAATCGGTGCTTGTTAAGGTGGTAACAACACCAGTAACAACATTGGCAGTTCCAAAGTTGCCAGTAGTATAAGTTAAGTTGGAACCAGAAATTGTAGTAACAACACCAGTAACTATATTCGCAGTCCCAAAGTTGCCAGTTGTATAGGTTGCATTCGTACCGCTAAGAGTCGTAACAACACCAGTTACAATATTTGCGGTGTTTGCATTTAGTGTTGTAAGAGTACCTGTTGTATAAGTTGCATTCGTACCGCTAAGAGTCGTAACAACACCAGTTACAATATTGGCAGTCGTAAAGTCACCAGTCGTATAAGTTGCTGTAGTGCCACTTAAAGTTGTTACAATACCAGTATTAATATAACCATTAGTAAAGTTACCAGCACTATAAGTAACATTAGTTCCTGACAGAGTTGGAATTATTCCTACACCACTCGCATTAATGTTTCTTACAACAGATAAATCATTTTCAGTAAATTGAACTGACCCAGCAGCAAGTCTTGTTCCATTAGGGAACTGTGTTGATCCAATACCAACTGCATAGTTCATTAACCAGGCATCAGTACCTAATCCAGCAAAATCACCAGTCTTGAACCACAGAATTTTCTTATATGTAGAAGGAAGTGTCTCAATACCAGCAGCAACAAGTTGGACAAGAGGAGTTCCTTCTGTTGAAGCAATGGCAATACCACCGTGTCTTGCAGTATTATCATTTGAAGCATCATTATTAAAAGCATCAGTTCTATATCCAAGAATAATTTCGGCATCACTAATCGTAATTGTTTCTGCAAAAATTGCGGCAGAAGTTCCACCAATCGTAATGTTACCAGTTACATTTAAGTTACGATTGACTTGAAGGTCTCTTGTAACCGTTGCATCTTGTGGAATAACTAGATTACTTGGAAGACTTAATACCGGCGTTGAACCTTCGCCAGTTCCAGAAGTAACTGTGATTTGATTTGATGTTCCTGTAATATCTCTTACATAATCACCAGTCGTATCAGTTCCTAAACCGACACTATTGGGTTGAATGGTCGCTGCTAATGATACATTACCAGTTCCATCAAAGAAAATTGGTGAGGCAACAACATCACCAGTAATTTCAAAAGTTCTTGGTGTTACAAGTTGTGTTGCTGATGCTGCAATACCAGTCAGATTTCCTACAAACCCACCAGTAGAAGTTGTAACTCCAGATATGAGAAGATTACTTGCTGTAATAAGACCTGCAACTGATAGATTACCAGCCGCACTTAATCTCATTACCTGAGTTGTGTCACCATACCACTTGAATCCTTGTGCCTCTAAATTACTATCAACACCAAACCAAATGTGACTTCCTTCAACACCAATCGCATAATTAGTTTTGGTGTTATTATTGAAATCATATAAACGAAGTCTTTCTCCAGAATAGTTTCCAGCAGTTGGTGCAAGAAGTGATGTGCTGGTTGAAATAAAAGCATTTCTGGTTGTTACAAATCCAAGAACATTTAGATTATTTTGAACTGTAACTGTTGGAGTTGTGCTTCCAGTAAATTCAAGTGCCTTATATCCACCAGCACTATTAATCTGCCCAACACCAATTGTTCCCTGGAATGCTACATTACCAGTCGTATTATAAATGTAAAAGGAATTGGTTCCGTCTGCCGCTTGAATGTATCCAGTGCTGGGGCGGAATGTGGAACCAGTTACAATGCCAGATGAATTAATACTTTGAGCAGTCAAACGAGTTACTGTTGTAATTCCTAAAGTAGAAATACCAGAAACTGCTAGAGATGATGCCGTAACATCTCCAGCATCAATTCTTGAAGCATTAGTGTTTCCAGTAATCGAAACATTACTATCAAGGAAGATTGTTCCACTAGATGCTTCAATTGTAAGTGGT